CAATTAACGTTTTAACATTCTTACCCTTGGCAGCTTGTTTAGCTTGTTCTTTTGATATAATTAGATCAATCTTATCTTGAATTGATTTTAATTGTGCCTGTTTTTTTGCAATTCTATTTTCGATGCCCTTAGACCGCAAGCTATTCCCACAAACCGGGCATTGAGAATGCTTAACATACTGCATTGCAAGCCTTGACTTGCAACCCGAACACGTTTTAAAAGCTTCGTTCGGTTTGGTAATAGGCAATGCCTTTAGATCGCGAATCAATTCATGTATAGGCTTAAGTCTATCTCTTAATTTATTTATTGTCTTGCTTTTAATCTCGGTTGATTGATTGTAATAGACCGCAATAACGCTAGTCCATTTTTCTGCGTGTTTTAAACAATATTCGATTGCCTCATAATGAGTATTAAATGTTTGTGACAAATGATATTCAACCCTATTAACTGTCTGAAAATCCCCACTGTAACCGGATTGGTGCCCATTGGACAACTCATCTTCGTTGCGCTGTGCCTTGAATGCTTTTTCTATTTGTTCTTTAGTTGCTCGTCCTTTTAATTCAAACGATATATCACACGCACCCATTTTATCCTCGTTAATTTCTGTTTAAATTAATAACGTTTGACAATGCTTCAGTTAAATCCCCGCCGTTTACTTCAGTTTCACCGTCAACTAATCCAGGAAATTCCTCGATTAAAGATTCAAGTATACTATGAGCATTGTTTAAATTTAACTTTTTCTCAATTGGATTTTTAATCTTTAGTCCAGTGACTTTCTTGGCGTATTCCACACCGTCAACCCAATCCTCAAAACGTCCGTCACTAGACACACTAATTAGATCCTTAAGCCTATGCTTCAACAATGCAAGGCAAGCAACTACAACGGTGTCATAGGGCTTTCGGGCTGTCTTGCAAAACCCCCCTTCATTCTGGGAAAAATGTTCCCTTAGTTCAAAGGGCTCGTGCGCCTCGTCGCCTTTTCCGTTAACATTAATGCCGCCGTATTTACCAAGCGGTACGTGGGCGCTATATCCGGACAACCCACCGTATTCCTTATAAAAGCTTTTAACAATACGCTGGCAATCCCTAATTGCCCGTTGATAAGTTTTTTCAGTCTTATCAGCTTCGCCTCGCTTCGGTGAATTAAAACTAAAATAATGAGTGTAACCCATATTATCCTTTCAGGCCGCAGCCTTAACTTTATCCCAATTAGTATTCTCGAAATTTTTAGTACCGTGGTAAACTAATCCAATCTTAGGGTTTGCTTTTAGAGCCACGCTGTCGTCTACGTTCGCCGCTGCATATCCCGCAGCCTTTAACGCCTTAAGCGAAGAAAACACCCAAGAATGCCGGTCTGTATTCCTGTCAATAAGCTTATCCTCTTTACCGCCGAATGAATAAATCACTGTGAAGTTTGCCGGGATCAACCCGTCTAAAGTGTATTGTTTAAATAAAGACACCATTTTAGTATAAGCGTAAAAATGTGTGTCTGGATTGGCACGCATTATGTTAAGCCACTTATTTACGTATTCTTCATTGAAAAAATCCCCACTGTCGTGAATTCTAAGGCGCTTAATACCACGGCGTTTGATTTCAGCGTCAATGATAAGCGTGAATTTAGGGGTTAGGGCGAGTTTCAAACGTCTTTCGTATGCCTTTTTAACAACCCCCCATGTATAAGAATGCATTGTAGCATAACAACCCTTTGCACACGCGGCGGCATTCGGGCACGTTGAAAACCCTGATTTAGATTGAAACGCGGGAATTCCCCAATTGAATGTTTTAACTCCAGACATTTTTGCAATCTTGGAATTTTGGGTTAGCCAATTGTATTTGTCGCCAAACGTTTTCATTAGTTTAACCTCATTTACACTTGCATTCCCAAACAAATTTACGGCACTTATAACACCACGTCAATACCGTTTTATCGATCCTGCCCATAATCCTCATCGTAATAATCTGAAGGTTCCCCTTCGTGACCACAATCTAAACAAATAAAGTGATCGTGATCATTGTGTGGACAACAATCCTGACAAACAGATCCGTCCGGCAATTCCACAACATCATTACAGGATTCGCAAGGCGTATATTTTTTCGTTTGCATGTTTACCTCAATTAAAATTTAACTCACAATTGTTAAGCAATTATGTTTTAATATTCTCTATTAATTGTGCAGAGAATATAACAATTTCTGTTTAGTTTAACAAACTCATCGGCATCGCTTAGTGCAATAAATCCAGCGGCGCACAATTCAAGGCCAGGGAATATTTGAATTACATAATAAGGAAATTGCATAATTTACCTCATTCTTTTACTTCAGTGTATGGAGTGATTAAAGTGATATTTCCAAGCCTGCAATCACTCATATCGTCTACTGCAATCAAAGGCTTGCTTGCACCGATCTTAGACGTAACCTCGTCAACGTATTCCTCAAGCTGGAGTTGCTTAACAATCATTCTCGCATAATCCCGTCCCCCGCCGCTCCACACTCGAATACGGAATTCCAACCCTTTGAATGCCTTAAGCAATGCAATCACTTCGCGACGCGGCGATCCATCGTAACCGATAAGCGTCCCATCACAATCAAAAGCAACGGTATTCGGATTGTTTGGCACTTCAGGGGAATTAATTCTAACATCTAACATTGTAACCTCAATTAAAATTTAACTCACAATTGTTAAGCAATTATGTGCTTCGCCTCGCGGCGTTTGATCACTTCGGCATTACAAAGGGTATTGAATACCCGGTTTACCGTTCTGTTTAGAGCATACCATTGTTTTAATTCAGCCCGAACGATCTCGGCGCGCGACCCAAAGCCTTGAGGGATAAGCATAGCCGCGAATGCATCGGCAATGCGCGTCTTATCGGCTTCGGTGTGTTCTACGGGCGCGGGAACGGACTCGGCGGCCTTGGGTTGCGGCGCGGGTTGTTTGATTGCAAGCCAAGCATCCGGCGTCAAAGGCGTGCCGCCGCTACGCACGGTTTGTTTGACGTATGCATCGTATTCTAGAATCAGCTTGGATTCGTCCGAAGGATCTGCAAACGGTCTCTTATCCATTGGAAACCTCTTAAGATTAGTTTAAATAAACATTGTGATGCAATTATGTTTTATTTAACTCTTAAAGCTAAGTATTTAGCCACAAATTGCAATGCATCGTCGAAGCTAAGTTGTTCGGTTTTATTAGATATGTGGTAAAGAAAATTCCCGTCAACTTTAAAATAAGATTCGCAACAATCCGTTAGTTTGCCTGTTAGTTTTAAAGATTCGCGTCTCTCCATTGTTTCGTATTGTGCAACCCAAGGTTTGCCGAACTTAATAACAATATCAATATAATTATTAGCCCATATAGAGGATTCGAGAATACAGGCATGCCCTTCGATTTTAAGCGTCTGCAAAGGCGCTAATTTTTCAAGGACACAATCTCTTAACGCTTCCAAACGCTTAACTTTAACATCGTATTCTTTTTGTTTACGCTCTGTTTCCGCGTCTAATTTAGATTTTTCTTCTTTAATAAAGTTAAGAATGTTCTCCATAATTCCCTCCGATTAGGGGGAATGCCCGGCGAGGTATTCCAAGCATTCCCCCGTCTGTTTACGCCGCGATCTTAAGTGCTTCGGCAAGCGCCTTATCATTCAAGGCCGCGCCTTGGCCGAACCACGTCGAATCAAGGCGAGTGTCTCGATCCTTGCCGCGTTCGTGTTGCAGGTATTCCGTAACCGCATTGTACGCAGCCCAAAGCGTGCCCTTAACACCCGGCAGATCATTGCCGCGCCCATGCTCATAAAGCGGCTGAATCTTATCCATTACCTTGGATTGTTTACCGTTGTTTGCCTTGGCTTGGTCAACCGCAAACACGATCTTGACGTATTTTTCGAGCGTTGCTTGGTCAATCTTAGTCTTGGCCAAGCGTTTGTATTGTTCGCACGTAGCCTCAAATTCACCTTTGGCAACATTCATTATTTCGCCGACCGCTTGCAAGGCTTGGAGTGCATTCTTGGTATGTTTGATCTTGATAAGCTTCGAAGCGTCCGAAGCAATTGCCGCCGAAGCGGTATTGTTGCAGACAACCCGGATCGGCGTAAACCCGAAGTGAATTTTAAGCGATCCATCATGCGAGTGATAAAACAGAACATAGAGATCCATTTTATCCCCCGGCACAATTTCGACGCTTTCGACGTTGCATTTACCCAAGATCCAAACCCGCGATCCGCCGCGAAGCGATCCCGCAGTCTCCAACGTAACCGCGCCTGAATCAAGCATAGGCTGAAACGGCGCAAAGGCTTCGGCATTCTGCACAATGGTATATCGATCCCCAACATGCCCTAGGATTGCACCGTCCGAAGAACGAACGACCGCATAACAATCAGGCACGACCGTCAATTGGGGTTGTGCAGGGGTTTGGGTGTAGACGGGTTGTTTCGATGCGGTCCAATCCAATCCCGCAGCCTTGATTGCTTCGGCAACGGTCGGCGGCGCGGATAATTCCACGCCCAATCCATGCCAAGGCTTATCGGCTTCTTTTTTAACTACTGCAAACATATTTTCAATTTCATGACTCATATGATTCCTCGCTTTCAAATTTAGTTTACAAAGGAATTGTGTCGGAATTATGTTAATGATTGAATTTATCGTTAACCGCAATGATGTAAACCGGGTATTCAGGATCGCCGCTATGTTCGGCGGCAAAGGCTTCGGCGTTCTGCACAATAGTAAACCCTGCAACGCATAGTTCGAAGCGTTTGAATACTTGTATAACATAATAAGTAAATTCCATAGTTTACCGCCTTTCAAAACAGATCGCCAGAACGAAGAATACAATGCAAGACGTGAAGAATACGAGCATAGTTTACCTCAAACTTATTTTATTCCAACAACCGTTAGTCCAATGGTACCGAACGTCAGGCTGAACATGCCAGCAGAGAATACCCGTGGGAATAATAAAACAAACGGTCTCAACCTCGCGGGTTTGCTTATCCCGTAACAAACGAATTCCCCAATTTGTGCAATGAAACCTCAAAAATGAAATAAAAGTGAAATACCGTTTGAACATAGTTTACCTCGAAATTGTGCCCCGATAAGGCTCGGGGCCAGCCCTAAGATTTCAAACGATCTTAGCAACGTCCTAATGCGTTTGGCACTGAAACGCCGTGAAATTTACCGTCTTTCGACGCTGGCCGCACTATTTAAATGATGCAAGGTATTTGCCAAACAATCTAGGCACACTCGCCTTAAAATTTCGCGCATAGTTTAAACACAATACAGGAAACACAAAGGAATACAATGCTGTTATAATTTAATACACTGTATAAGTCTTATGCATCATAATTACTTCACAATTCAATGGTATTCTGTTTACGTGAACACACCACACAAATTAGATTGTACGCGGGTATTCAAGCGGTACGATCAAACGTGCGCCCGTTGCGTGGAATTGAGCCAAGGCGCTGCGCCGCGTCAATGGAGAATGTCCGAAGCATACCAGCTTAAGGTCGGCAAAGGACCGGCATATGAGGCATTCAAAGCACGTCTTAAGGCACACGATTGTATAGCTTCGAAGTGTGGCCCTGTATGCACGGCGTTTGATTGGTGAATACCTCGTTTCAACTAAAGTCTTAGTTGGTCGAATTAGCACGACCGTTCTATTTTCTTTACACAGTCTTTACATTTGGCGAAGTAAAGCGCGTTCCGCAGGCACAAAATCGAGATCATTCAAACCACGTAAACACGCTCCAATCGCCGATTCTACCGTGTAAACTGAATTTCAGTGTATTCCGCATTCGCGCGGCGCTAATTCCACATACAAAATACCTCACAAACACGAATCCCCCAATCCGAATTGAATCAGATTGAGGGATCAATGTGAGGAGGAGCGATCAAGTGTTCATTAGTCGGTACACCGCGCAGAATAGAACGATGGACCACGAAAACAATAGAGCTTTGTACTTTGAATACATAATACCTCCTAGATAGGTTCAATCATCATCACAATCAACGTTGCAATCACGATACAGAAGAATGCGATCATGTTTACCTCATAGAATGAATTCAGCGAAGAGGAATCCCGCGACTGCCGCAGGTATTCCCCCTAAGCTGAAACAGATCAAAGTCAAGACTAGAGTTAACATGCTGTACCTCTCACGCACCTATCCCCGCTCCGTTGGGCGATCCCAAGCTTGAGCAGGGTATTAAGTGTTAGTAAGTGTTGTCGTTGCCGTAAGCGTCGATCCCGCAGCATCCGCAGCATGGAGCATCCTCGCAACGTCCATACCGTTCCTTAAAAGTCAATTCCCGTTCCGGCTTCGCCGAAGCGCCTTCGTGTTGGCCTGCACAATATACCCGGCCTTTACCATACCATCGGGCTCTCGTTCCGGCCTTAAGAGCCGCTCCGCAGTCACGACAAATACCATCGAAGCGTAGCGTAATCGTGGCTTTCATGTTCACCTCACGATCTAAGTAGATGCACTCGGTGTGCCAAGCCTCTGCGCGCACAATACAATTATGTTATCCGCATGCTAAGTATGCACAATACAGTAATACCCTGTAATTTCGCCTCTGTTACGTTTTAAGGCACTGCCAAGCCTTTGGACACCGAAGCCTAGGGAATGCCTGCCTTGGTGCGTGCCAAGCGCCTATAAGCCCGTATAACGCATATCACGTATGTTCTGTATGCGTGTCGTGCTCCGTGTGTGGGATTGTATAGCCGCGTGTGTTTGATTCAGCGTGGCTGTATTCGGACTAGATTGGTCTGGTATGATTTGTGCTATAGCAAGAAGCGTGCCAAGCCCCCCCCTGGGGGTACCGACCTTTTTGAAGACGTGTCGCACCCGTAAGGTTGACAAGCACAATATAGGTAATTTCATTCCTAGTTACACAATTTCCTGCTACTCAGATTCCAGGCTCAAATCAATTCTAGTTACAGTTTTGTTGTTAACTTACTACAATACTTTTCTGTGATAAGATCGCTACAAGAGGAGTTGTCACAAAAAGATATATGAACTTGTGACAGTTTTAAGCATTGCTATGCTTATATAGCAACAAATTATTGCTATGTATATAGAGCAATTCTCACTATAGTAGTAATTTTAGGTCTTTTAACCATTTTATTGCGTAATTCTCTCTTTAGTGAGACTTATATGTTTCTTTTGCTACACGTTTGGGTATCTTTTATGATAGTTTTGGTAAATACTTTTTACAGTCTAGGCAGCTTCTTGTAAAGAGTATTTTCCATTAGTTTGTATTATGCGCGATTTTTTGAGGTTCCATCATAAAATAACAACTAATTCTAGTTAGGGATTGTTTTTGGGGGTTATCGAGGTTTTATGGACGGATGGCAAAAAATAGGGAAATCGGAAACAGACTTTATAGTTACATGGGATTTTCCGGGGATTTACGGTTTTATTAATTTTCTTGAACAAAAAGCATGGATAAGTTATACTGAAAATGTCATAGAATCTTTGGTCCGGAATGTGAAAATTATTAAGGCCGGGCAGCATAAGGTTCCAAACCTTCAGGGTTGGGAAATAGTGGTTCTGGAAAAGACCCCGGATAAGTCTGCGGCCAAGAAGATGTTTTCTTTACATTGTGAAGATTTGGTAAAGAAAGGGTTTAATCTTTTAAATAAACAATTCAAGCGGGAAATATGGGGAAAAATCCGAAAGGACTTTAGGAATCCGGAATGCTACTTGTTTTATGTGTTTGAAGGTTCTATCAAGAATCCTGAGATTGCGGCGATTTTTGAAAACGCCAGAATCGGGGAGCAGTATATCAAGGATGTGAAAAAAGGCAAACCGATTCAGCAGTCTTTGGGACTTTTAGCGGAATTTAAGGCGATTGACAAAAATAAGCAAGAATACGAGGAATGGTTTAAAAATGAAGCTTTATACTAAATCACATAAAATTAATGATGAATTACCTAGAATGACTGATGGGGATGCGTTTTTAAATATGCATTCGGAAAGATTAAATAAACAGAATTCAGATTGGCTTCAGAACTATTTCAATCGAAGACAGGCTTGGGTTGATTTAGAACTTTTCGGAAAAAATATGATGAAACTTCCCCATGTGTTTAGCAATAGAAAACGGTAACTAGACATTTGTCGCGCGTTATGGTATAATTCTTCTATGGATAAAAGAAAGTATAAAATTGTACCAAGCCGGTCGCTTTTTTCGGATGTTGACGATACTTTAATAAAATGGCCTGAGCCGGGCTCCAGCTTTCAAAACCATCCAGAAGCTATACAACTTGTTATGTTTGACGGAACTCCGGAGTGGTATATTCCTATGTGGGAAAATATAAATACTTTAAAGAAGTTTTATGAAACTGGATACGAGGTTGTCGTTTGGAGTTTAAGTTCCAAGCAATGGGCAGAACAAGTTGTGGATAAGCTAGGATTGCGCCCATGGGTAGATTACTGCGTTTCTAAGCCTGATTTCTTTTTGGATGACCGGGAACCAAATCATTTCCTACTTCCGGAAAAAAGGATTTTCCATCCGTTTAAGGAATAGATGTTTTTCTTGGCTTTGCTACGTTTTTTGTGGAATTACCCGTTTGCGCGGCTAGACGTTTTCTATGAAATAAAAACAACACAAGAACCCCTGGCAACGCTTTATACTACGGATAAAAAGCTTGTGAAACAACTACAAAAAGATAAAACATTAATTATTAGAAGGAAAACGATTTGTCGATATAGATAAAGGAATTATGCAATTAAGTAAGAGAGTTTGTAGTAAATGTATGCGTTTACATGTTCGAGCTTACGCCGGACGAAAGGGTAAGAACCTTTTTTACCGTGATGAGCACGGGCTTCTTTGGAATGGGAAACTTTGTGGGGGCTGTAATAGAATTCGGATTCGGGAAGCGGTTACTAAACACCGTGCTCAGAAGAAGGCTAAACAACGAGAAGAATGGCGCGATCAAGCACATGAAGAATTAAAGCAATTAGGCACAGATTATAAACCGGCTTGGCCAGAAGGAACTGAAGAATAACTATTCCACAAGTTTGGCTTTTCCGTTTTTAACAAGTTCTTTCCAATTCTGTACTTGGCAGTGTGGTAATTCGTAAAACTCGCTTCCAGGCGCTCCATACCAATTAATTTTAAAACTAGCTACTGCATTATGAGAATCCACAGCAGGTTTAATAACTGCCTGGAACCAATCGTTTGGCCATTCCGCGCCCATTCCGTGTAACTTGAAAATATCCAAAGCTAGACCGGCGTTGTGAGCACTTTGTCCATAATGAGCTTTGGAAGTCTTCTTTTTAAAGTATTCTTCCTGTTCTAATTTACCTCGCCCTGCCGCGCTGATATGAGCATCTGGGTGATTTGTTTGAATCTGTAAAAACCAATCCTTTAATCCTTGGTGGAAACCAGGGTATTTTGTAAATATTAATTCACATTTGGGGCATTTTCCATCGTTGACGTGTTTTGCCGGTTTTTGCGCGGGAACTTTCACTTCTTCCGTTTTAATTAATTCAGTTGGTTTTGCTGCTTCCGCCGAAGGCGAGCTTGATTTTGAAAATAAAGACCATAGAATTTGTAATAATTTAACCATAACTCTTAAATAAAGTTGTTAAGGACGTGTTAACAACTTAGGTATAAAGAAACTCAATGACTAACAGCCGTTCATACGGCAAAGCTAAAAGCGCCAGGTAGTAAGTAGTTTTCTTTTAAATTATAAGGAGTTATATGTTAAAGCGAAATTTATTTCTATTAATTCTCTTCTCTATGGGTTTTGCAAAGACCCTTTTCCTGCCTTCCTCATTTATTGATGCCGCAGTTCTATTAATCGTCGGAGCGGTTCTCTGTTATTCCGAGTATAAAAATCAAGATGCTCGTATGGCCACTATTGAGCAAACGTTAAAGACACAAAAAGAAGAGATTTCTGTTCTGCAAGATAAAATCTCTTCAATTAAGGTTATCCAACAAGCTAAGCCGGGCAGTCTAGCATTTAGGCAGTAATATGTCAAATATTGATCAATTGGCGGAAAACTTTAAAACGGTCAAGGAATTACGCCAATATTGCAACAGTCAATATTCAATAATCATACAGCTAAATAAAAAAATTGTTCAATTAGAAGAAGAAAGCAAACACCTTAAAGAAATACTGGCAAAATCTACTCCCATTGTTTCTGACGCTATCGGAAGTCTTGAAGTTTACAAAAATATTACCGACGAATTGGCCGTTTGTCTCATGCAAATTAAATTACTTCGCGATAGATGCGCGGGGGGCTTTACAGAACTTACTTTCGAAGAAGCCAAAAAACTCGATATCTACACAAAACTCCTTATTCAACTAAAGACCGGGAAAAAGGCTGACGAAGATGCAACAAAAAAATTGACCGACGACGAACTCCTAAAATTTTTAAACGAAGACTTATCAAAACAAAATGGATAAGAAACTTGTCACAAAAAGAGCGGCAACAGATGAATTGTGGCGGCGCGGCTCGCTTTCTCTATTTAAACTAGTTCCCGAACAAAAAGAAATGGCCAAACTGATCGAAGAAAGCGATCAAAAGATTGTCGTTGTTTTGTGTTCTCGTCGTCTTGGTAAAACATTTTTCGCTATCTGTTTGGCGGTACAGACTTGTTTAAAAACAGAAGGCGCTGTTGTGAAATTTGTTGCGCCGACTAATAAATCCCTTAAAGATAATATTGAACCTCTAATGACAAAAATTCTAGAGGATTGTCCGGATGAATTGCGACCAGAATACGTCAAAAGTCGTAACATGTTTCGTTTTAAGAACAGTTCTGTCTTACACATGGCCGGAACAGATAGCGGTAATGCGGAAAGGCTTCGCGGCGGCTTTGCACACCTTTGTATTATCGATGAATCCCAATCGTGTAATGATTTAACAAATACTGTCCGCAGCATTCTAATTCCTACCACAACCCATACAAAAGGCAAGGTAGTTCTTTTGGGAACGCCGCCAAACGATCCTGAACATGATTTCATGAAGTTTGTGGCGGAAGCAGAAGAAAAAGACGTTCTAATTAAAAGAACTATTTACGACAGCACAATCATTACAAAAGATGAACTAGAAGGAATTCTTGCTGCCTATCCTGGCCGGGAAAATCATCCTGATTTTAAGCGGGAATATCTTTGTATTGTTCAAAAGAACTTGGAATATTCCGCAGTTCCTGAATTCACCGATGAGTTAGAAAAAGATGTCGTGAAAGAGTGGACACGTCCGCCACATTTTGACTATTACGAAGCTATGGATCTTGGCGGAAAGGATTTGACTGTCGTGTTGTTTGCTTATTTTGATTTTCGAAATGCTGTGATTGTTATTGAAGATGAACTAGTTATGAACTTCCAAGAAAAAGATAACAATATTGCTTCTCTTGTGCGGCGTATTAAAGAAAAAGAAGCAGAGCATTTTTCAGATCCGCTTGTTCACGAAATTAAGAAACCTTTTTATCGTACCTCAGATATAGATTATATCGCGCTCGGCGAGATCAGAAAACATAGCAACAATACAATAGATTTTAGACCGACTAAGAAAGACGAAAAAGCTGCCGCTGTTAACAACTTACGTATAATGATTGCCAACAAACGGATTATGATTAATCCGCGTTGCAAGACATTAGTTAAGCACCTTAGAAATGTTAAATGGTCTAAGAGCAACCGTAATGTGTTTGATCGATCTGTTGATATGGGACACTACGATGCCGTGGACGCGTTAATTTATCTCACCCGCGCCATTGTATATGGAAAAAACCCATACCCAGCTAATTTCGGTTTAAATCAAACAGACTTAGTTTTTCTAGGAAATTCCAATCAACCACGGGAGTCGGCGGTTGATGTATTTAGAAACATCTTTAAAGTAGGGAAAAAATATGGCCGATAATAAACGTGGTGATAAAGATATCTATTTTGCTAATCGAGAACCGGAAGAATTAGCAACAGACCTTTTACATAGAGCAACGACTTTTTATAGTTTTCTAAGTAAAAACGATTACTTAGTTAAGGTTGCGGACAACTGGCGCTTCTATTACGGCCTATTCCGCGACAGTCTCTATCTTGGCCATAAAATCAGTTATACCGGCGAGCAAGGCGAACTTGTATCTCTACCAGTTAACGAATTCCGAAACATTGCGCAGCATATTTATGTAATGATTACAGCAAATCGTCCGACTATGGAAGCTCGTGCGATTAATACCGATGCTAAATCTCTTTCCCAAGCGTATCTCGCTAACGGTATTTTAGACTATTACATGCGAGAACGCAATCTAGAAGATTCGTTAAAAGCTTGTACGGAAATGGCCATCGTTCTTGGTTCAGGATTTATTAAAATGGAATGGAATGCGATGGCGGGCGAGCCATATGACTTTGACCAGGAAACCGGTCAATATAATTATCAAGGTGATGTAGAATTTACAAACCTTTCCCCGTTTGACGTTGTATTTGATGGAACCCGTGAGCAGTATAATCCTGATTGGGTGTTGGTCCGTAGTTTTAAAAACAAACATGATTTAATGGCGAAGTACCCGGAACAAAGTGAAAAACTTCTGCACACAGCCACAAAAGATGAATACAAACAATATCGTCTTTCTATTTGGTCGAATGATGACACTGATGACATCGCAGTTTACGAATTTTTCCATAAAAGAACAGAAAGTGTCCCAGATGGGCGTTATGTTTTATTTGCCGCCGATGATATCGTATTAATGGACGTTCCTCTTCCTTATCGCGCTCTACCTATCTTTAGAATGACTCCGGGTGAGATTATGGGAACTCCTTATGGGTATACACCGATGTTTGATATATTCCCTCTACAAGAAGCTTTAAACGCGTTATTTAGCACGTTTATGACGAATATTAATGCATTCGGGGTTCAGAGCATTTTCGTTCCGCGAGGCGCAGATATTTCAATGGCATCCCTCGAAGGGGGATTAAATGTTATACAAGGTAACGAAAAACCAGAAGCAATTCAACTATCGGCTACTCCTCCAGAATTATTTGAGGGTATTAAACTTCTTCGTGAAGAAATTGAAACAATTTCAGGTATTAGTAGTGTGACCAGAGGACAGCCAGAGGCATCTCTTAAATCTGGTAATGCTCTTGCGCTTGTTCAATCTATGTCGCTTCAATTTATTTCTGGTCTTCAACAAAGTTATGTTAAATTAATTGAATCAGTTGGAACGCAGCTTATTAATAATTTAAAGGATTATGCAAAAGCACCTCGCATCGCGGCGATTGTCGGAAAGTACAATAAAACTCTTCTTAAAGAATTTACAGGAGAAGATCTTTCAGCAATTAATAGGGTTGTTGTGGATGTTGGTAATCCTTTGGCCCGCACAACGGCGGGTCGCGTTCAAATGGCAGAACAGATGCTTCAAATGAATCTTCTAAAAACTCCGCAAGAATATTTCCAGGTTATTAATACTGGTCAATTAGATTCAGCATTTGAAGGAGATCTTCA